ATTATATGCCAGATACTCATTACTTAGGCGGTATATGTGGACAACCAGTATCTAGACATTGGTACAATTCTTTATGTAATGAAGAAAAAGAATTGGCATCAAGATTTCAGATTCATGATAATATTACTTTAGGAAAAAAATTAAAAGAAATGTATCCTGATATTTATGAAAAACAGCAAGAAAAACAACAAAAAGAAGATAGAGAATTTAATCAACGTCAACAAGATTTTATCACAAAGCAACGAGAGAAAGAAAATACTAATGATGACTAGTAATATAAATATACAGAACTAATATACCTGTTGCAATTAACCAAAGTATAAATGTTATGCCAGATACCAGCCAAAAGAATGTTTTGAGTGGCATATCTAGAAAAAAATCCATAATAGAGTGGTTTTGATTTTTGGTCATATATTATTTATAGGGCTAATTCGATAGTATTAGTAGCATTTATTCTTATATGTGTATATTAGCTATAAATATAAATAACTTAGGAAGACATTATGAGTGAAACAATCAATGAAATTATGGATAGAGTTAAAAGCTTAAGAGAGTTTACAATAGTTATAGATATACCAGACGGTACAACATTTGGCGGAGTAATTCCATTTGATGTTACTATTAGTAAGAAAAAAGGTACATTCAAAGTATATGCGGCTAGTTTACAAGAAGCTGAAGATAAAGTAAACAAGTTTCTAAACAGATAAAACAATATAACTATACTACTGGTGTGTAATATTGTTGACATATAGGATGTAATAAATATATTAACCGGGTACAACGATAGAGTACACACTGGAACTCGTAACCAGTAAAGGATCTTAGGATCCTTTTTTATTGGTATCATTGATAAATAGAAACTATTTTATATATTGATAAATAATATTATATATTTAAGGATTTACTATGTCAGTAGGATTTACAATAGACGGTGTCACTTTTCAAGGTGGTTCAATAATACAAAAACAGGGTGGCGGAGGTGGCGGAGGTGGCGGAGGTGGATCCGGTTCTACTCCAAATGATGCTATCGTAAATAACACAGATTATACCGGAGCTTATAATCTCATAACTGGTAAAGCAAGACCAACTACTACCCGTTCATTTACAGTAGAGGGATGGGTTAAATGGGACAGTAGTGCTAGTAGATGCGTAGGTACTTTTATAGGTAGTCCAAGCGATACCACAAGACAACCGCACTATCTAGGAATATATGTTAATGATAATTATTGGGACGGTAGTCAAACAGTTAATAATTCAAACATAAGAGTAGATGGATATTTTGTTGGTCAAAATATATATGTACCTAGTACAAATTTTGTAAAAAATGTTTGGTATCATATTGCAGTAAGTAGAAATGCTGCCAATAGTAATGTAGAGGCCGTTTGGGTTAACGGAGTTCGTTGCGGTGGTACGCAAACAGACAATATAGTGTATGAATCTAATTCATTGACTATTGGTAATGGTTGGCCAAATCCGCAAGATGGATTACCTTTTATAGGATATCAAACAGATATTCGCATAGTTTCAAATTCGTATGTGTATAATCCAACATCAAGTACAATCACAGTTCCAACTGCACCGTTAACTGCTGTTTCAAATTGTATCGCATTGATTCAATCAAAGTCAACCGGTGCATTAGCAGAAGATAACAGTGCAGTAGGACAACAATTAACCTTCATAGGATTATCACATAATTCTACTAGCCCATATGCAGGCGCAAATGGCGCCGGTGGTAGTTGGTATAATTCAGACGGCAACGGTACAATTGTTATGGATCCGGGCGTCTATAACTGTTAAAGACAAGGAATAATTATGACAGGAATAACAATCAATAGCGGAGTATATTTAGATCCAGGTATAACAATTAGTCTTGGTTCTGGGGGTGGCGGAGGCGGAGGACTAAAAGTGTACTTACAATCAGCTCCTTCAAGTGGGACAACATGGACAGATACTTCAGGCAATGGTTATGACGGCACGTTACGTAAGTCAGGTACAGGTAATTATGCTTACAATTCAGCCAATGGTGGTGGTATAGTCACAACTGGCGGCACAGTTAGTAATGGTGCAATGATTGATATTCCATATAATTTACCATCAACATTTACCATTGAAATAGTCGCAAGCATTACATCTACAAATTACTGGTCATCATTGTTTGGTAATGAGGCATATAGCTTTAATAAAGGATTTCTTGCATATTTTGGCAGTGACACAACACTAGTAATTGGATCACCTTCCGGTTTACAATATTATGCTTTGTCATCCGGTGCTAAAGCAAATAGGAATCATTATCTAATTACTGTCACAGGAACAACCTTAAAATTCTATTTAAACGGTACACTACAAACAAAAACATCAGGTACATTTGCACAACCAGCAGGTGGTATATCAACAAACAGTTTACAAATTGGTGCTAGACACCCCAACGCTGGCACAGTAAACACAATAAATGATGCCGCACATGGTACATACTATATGGTAAGAGTATATGATAGTGTATTAGACCAGACCGCTGTAACTACAAATTATAATGAAGCTAAGTCAGCATTTAGTTTATAATTAAATTAGGTTACACTTGTTAATCGGGTAATTTGACCGTAATAACGCAAAATCCTTGACTTCTTAGTGAAGTAGTGTATAATAACTACTTTACTAAGGAAATCAAATGGAACCTAAACTTTTCAGCGGCGATCAAAAAATCAAATTAACACAAATTATCAATGAAGGCATGCAAGTCATGCACGAAGTTGAAACATTAAATGGTGGTCTTTCAGACACTATCAAAGCAGTAGCAGAAGAACTAGAAATAAAACCTAGCGTACTTAAGAAAGCTATTCGCATTGCCCACAAAGCTGAATTTGGTAAATCACAACAAGAGCAAGAATTGCTTGAAACCATTTTGACTGCGGCAGGTAAAACTCTTTGAGTTATGTAGATGCGATTCATTCACGGGACGATGACAAGATATTTGTCGTTGAACGTGACAAAAATGGTAAGAGACAATACAACGAGTTTCCTGCCAACTATGTTTTCTATTATCCCGACAATAAGGGAAAGCATCGTAGCATCTATGGCAATCCAGTAAGTAGATTCAGCACACGCAAACGTGCGGAGTTTGAAAAAGAACGAAGGATACATGGTGGTAAGGAACTCTTTGAGAGTGACGTTAACGTGGTGTTTCGTTGTCTAAGCGAAAACTATTTAGGTATAGATGCTCCCAAACTACATACTTGTTTCTTTGACATTGAAGTAGACTTTGACCCAGAAAAAGGTTTCAGTCCTACTACTGACCCATTCAATCCAGTAACTGCAATCACTTGTTACTTAGATTGGCTTGACCAATGTATTACATTATGCATTGCCCCAAAACACATGAGCGAAGAAACAGCATGGGAAATCACAAAAAAGTTTGATAATACATTGCTTTTCAAAAATGAAAAGGAAATGTTTGATACATTCTTTCAGTTGATTGAAGATGCAGATGTATTGACTGGTTGGAACTCAGAAGGATACGACATACCCTACATGGTTAATCGTGTTACACGTGTAATGAGTAAAGACGATACACGCAAATTCTGTTTAATGGGTCAACTACCCAAGCCAAGAGAATATGAACGATTTGGTAAGTCAGAAATGACTTATGACTTAGTTGGTCGTATTCACATGGACTATTTGCAACTCTACAAGAAGTACAACTACGAAAGTCGCCATAGCTATAAACTAGACGCTATTGGTGAAATGGAAGTTGGTGAAAACAAAACACAATACGAAGGTACTCTTGACCAATTGTATAATAAAGACTGGGAAAAGTTCTTAGAATACAACAGGCAAGATACTATGTTGTTGGTTAAGATTCACAACAAATTAAAATTCTTAGATTTGGCTAATGCATTGGCACATGAGAACACAGTACTGCTCCCAACAGTTATGGGTTCAGTGGCAATGATTGAAATGGCAATCTACAATGAAGCGCATGAGCGTGGATTAGTTGTACCAGATAAAAAACGGAGAACTGAAAATGCAGATGAAACACAGCAAGCCGCAGGTGCCTATGTTGCTACGCCGAAAAGAGGCATGCACGAATACGTCGGAGCAGTTGACATTAACTCACTATACCCCTCGGTCATACGAGCACTCAACATGGCGGGCGAGACTATTGTTGCCCAAGTCAGACAAACAATCACAGACCAATACATGAAAGAAAAAGGTCTTAGATTAGCACAAGAAAAGAAACGTTACAAAGAAGGTGACGATGATGTAGGTGGTGCTATTCTATGGGAAGGTTTGTTTGGTGCATTAGAGTACACTGCGATTATGAACCAAGAACGCGGGACAATGCTTATTGTTGACTATGAAGATGGTCGCAGTGAAGAAATGTCTGCGGCTGAGATATGGAAAATGGTGTTTGATAGTCATCGTCCTTGGATGCTTAGTGCGAATGGTACAATCTTTACATACGAGAAAGAGGGCGTAGTTCCAGGACTATTAAGTCGCTGGTACTCGGATCGTAAAGCAATGCAGAAGAAATTACGTGAATCAACAACTGATGAAGACCGTGATTATTGGGATAAGCGTCAGTTAGTACGTAAGATTTTATTGAACTCTGCATATGGCGCACTATTGAATGAACATTGTCGTTTCTATGACAAGCGTATCGGTCAAAGTGTTACACTATCTGGTCGTCAGATTGTTCGTCATATGATGAGCCAAATCAATGAATGTGTTGCGGGTGAGTATAGTCATGAAGGTCAAGCAATTGTTTATGGCGATACTGACAGTTGTTATTTCAGTGCATACTCAGTATTGAAACCGCAAATAGATAAGGGCGAACTAGAGTGGAATAAAGACATGTGTATTGGATTATATGATTCAATTGCAGATGAAGCGAATGATAGTTTCCCTGGATTCATGGAGAAAGCCTTTCACTCACCACGCAAGAATGGTGAAATCATTAAAGCTGGTCGTGAACTGATTGGTGACCGTGCTATCTTTATTACAAAGAAACGTTATGCTATCAATATCTTTGATAAAGAGGGCAAACGTAAAGATAAAGATGGTAATCTAGGTGATGTTAAGGCTATGGGTCTTGACTTGAAACGAGCAGATACTCCTAAATACGTACAAGAGTTTTTAATGAACATATTGAAAATGGTTATACAAGAGGGTAAAGGTCGTGATGAAGTTATTGAATCCATAAAGATATTCAAACGTGAACTAAGCAAACAAGATAGTTGGACAAAAGGTTCGCCTAAGTCAGTTAACAAACTAACGATGTATGGTGACAAAGAAGCGAATAGTAAAAAGGGTCGTGAGAATATGCCCGGACATGTTCGTGGTGCATTGAACTATAACTATCTACGCAGAGTACACGGTGACAACTATAGCCAAAAGATTGTTGATGGTATGAAGGTAGTAGTTTGTAAACTAAAACCTAATCCATTGAACTTTACTTCAATCGCTTACCCAACAGATGAACTAAGATTACCTAAATGGTTCACTGAATTGCCCTTCGATGATGAGGCAATGGAAAAGACGTTAGTAGACGAAAAGATTGATAACTTATTAGGTGTACTAGAATGGGACTTACGTAGCAGTACCATTGTTAGTAATACATTTGATGATTTGTTTTCATTCGGTTAAATTGCTATTGCATTTCGCAATAAATTCCGCTATAATACACAGATAGCATTCCTAAATACATACACAAGGAGATAATATGAAGGATAATTTACAAGACTTGATTGAACACACACATGGTCTAGGTGTCATTGATTTGATTAAGATTTCTGGTACAGATACAGAAACAAAGATTGCCGCAGTTGCAGAAGATAAAACTGTTATTGTTGAGGGTTCTTTTAAGAATCCATGTGCTGACTTTATTGGTACATTTGGTATGCCTAACTTAGGTAAACTAAAAACTATTCTTGGTTTTGATGACTATGATGCTGATGCAAAATTAAACGTAACACGTGTTGACCGCAATGGTGTTTCAATCCCAGAAGCAATTCACTTTGAAACAAAAGCGGGTGACTTTGTTAATGACTATCGACTAATGTTAGAAGCGATTGTCAACGAGAAGGTTAAAAGCGTGTTGTTCAAAGGTGCGACTTGGAACGTAGAGTTTAATCCTACTGTTGCTGGTATCATGCGTCTTAAGAAACAAGCAAGTGCTAACAGTGAAGAAAATACTTTTATCACTAAGGTTGAAAATGGTGATGTTAAAGTTTATTTCGGTGACCCAAGCACACACAGCGGTAACTTTGTGTTTCATTCGCAAGTTACTGGTTCACTAAGCCGTTCGTTGCAATGGCCAGTAAAACAAATCATTGATATTCTAAGTTTGTCTGGTGACAAAACAATGCGTATCAGCGACCAAGGTGTAGCAGAGATTACAGTAGACAGTGGTCTTGCTACATATCGTTACTTAATTCCTGCACAAACAAAATGATAGGTAATATTCAGCAGACTGGTAAGTATATTGCAGTTACTGGCGGTCCTGGTAGTAACTATGTCAACAACTCTGGTTACATGAGCGTTGGTCAATTGCAATTTAACACTAACACTCAACGGATGGAAATGTACAACGGTATTAATTGGCAACCACTTACTATGGGTCAATATTATGTTGGATTAAATCCTGATGCTGAAAGTATAATTGACTGGGCACGTAACAAAATGCATGAAGAACGTGAGCTAGAACAATTAGCAAAAGATAATGTTGCCATCAATGATTTACTACAACAAGTTAAAGAAAAGCAACATCAAATCAAAATGGTTCAAACACTAATCAAAAAAGAAGAAACAGTTTAATGGAACAAGTTAATCTATCAAATAGTCACAGCCCTGAATGGGCACAGTTCTTACCCGCAGTTAGTAGTTTTTATATTGCTGGCTTGGGTAAGCAACGCAAGGGTGAACCTTACTTTGACACAGCACGTATCCCTGCAAGCTTTAATGGTGATGTAGAGAAATTAAACTTCTTAAATTCTAAAGAAGGTTTGTATTACTATAAGTGGGGCTTGTACTCTGCTGGTCATGCTAACTTAGATACAACAGTTGATGACCATGCCGAGAGTATCATACGTGAGCGTGAGCAAGGTACATTCATGTTGGGTGACTCAGGTGGATTTCAGATTCTTAAAGGTCAATGGCCAGCTGATTGGAAAGATCCTAATTGTCCCCGTGCAATGAAGAAACGTCAAGCAGTATTGAAGTGGATGGACACATACATGGACTATGGTATGTGTTTAGATATCCCCTCTCAATCATTAACTACCTTTGATATGAAAGATAAGAATGGTGTTTCATTACATGGCATCAGTACTATTGAAGAAGCTATCAGTGCTACACATATCAATAATGAATACTTTATTAAGAATCGTAATGGTAGTTGCAAGTTTCTAAACGTATTACAGGGTCGTACTCATCAACAAAGCGATGATTGGTATGAAGAAATGAAGAAGTACTGTGACCCAAATATTTATCCAGACAATCACTTCAATGGTTGGGCATTCGGTGGACAAACAAAGATTGATGTGCATTTGATGTTGCGTAGAATGGTTGATATTATATATGATGGCTTACTACAAGAAGGTAAACATGATTTGATTCACTGTTTGGGTGTATCTATCCTTGAGTATGCTGTATTGTTTACTGATATACAGAAAGCTATTCGTAAGAATCACAACCCAAAACTACAAATCACTTTTGACTGTGCTAGCCCGTTTTTTTCTGCGGCTAAAGGTTTGGCTTATTTCAATAATAACATTGAACATGAGACTAAATGGTCATACAGTATGGAAAAGACTGCCGAGAACAAAGACTATGCTAATGACAATCGTAAGTTTAGTACAGGAGTTTTAGCTGATGGTATCCATAAAGTCTTTACAGATAGTCCAATTACTGATAAACTACTAATGAAGGACTTGTGCTATCGAGGTCAAGGCTTCATTGGTCAACATGGTAAAGAAACAAAAACAAGTTGGGACACATTGAGTTATACATTGTTACAAAGTCATAATGTTTATCAACATATCTCTGCGGTTCAAGAAGCGAATCGTAAGTATGAAACAGGTGTATTGCCCGCAATGCTTAAACAAGACTTAACTGGACTAACATTCAAAGAAGTTATTGATGAAGTGTTTGCACAAAAATCTAAACAAGCTAGCCATGATGTTATTGACGCACATAGTAATCTATGGAAGCAAATGCAATCAGGTAGTCAGGGTATGAGTGGTAAGAAAACAGTTAATTCATTAACTAAGTTTAACGAATTGTTTGAGTTTTAGTATGGATAGCTTTATGATACAAGAAACAAAAACGTCTCACCCAATAACACATATGGAAATGAAAGATTCAATTATATTCAGGTCATCTAGTAATAGTGAAATGTTGAAAATTTCCCCTAACGGTTTTTATGTACGAGGTGAGAAGATACCTCAAGATAAATATGAAGCAGAAATGGTATACAAAACCTTTCACCAATGGTTAACATGGGCAACATTAAATAGGAGTTTTTAAAATGAGCCAAGTAGAAACAGCAAGAAAAGAAAAACGTGACCGTATTAGTACAAGTGCTAAACGAATGATATGGGTTACATTTCAACGTGAGGGCATTCATTGCTACCCACAAGCAGGACATGATCCTAAATTAGCAACAGGTGATGAATACGATGTAAGTTTTTTGGGAACACCGCATCGTCATATCTTTCACTTTAATGTTGCGATACAAGTCACACATAATGACCGTGACATAGAATTTATTCAATTCAAGCGTTGGTGTCAGAACCTTTATGCTGATAGCACACTTGCATTGGATAACAAAAGCTGTGAAATGATGAGCGATGATTTATATCAACAAATCGCTAGTCGTTATCCAGACCGTGACATCAAAATCGAAGTCTCAGAAGATGGAGAGAACGGATGTTCAATTTACTATAACACAACCAGACCTAATATATCGGTCACAATCTAAGAGGAAATAAAATGGCAAAGCCTGAATTCAAACATAATCCTAAAGTTCGTCAAATCTTTGATGATTTGGAGAAGTTTAAAGAATTTTGTGTAGACTTCGGATACAAGTATGACGAAAGTCACTTGTATGATATGCGGAGTTATGTATATCGCCAACATCAAAAACAACTGACAGGCAAGTGGCCTAAAGACAGTTGGGCAGAAGACCGTCGTCCATAATGCGTAGACTTTATTATATGGGCCTTGAGCCCTATAAAGCACGATACACTCTGCAATTACAAGAGTGGAATCGTGCTGTCTTTGATAAGCGGGGCATTGATTACGTCATTGTACCCGGTGAAACACTAAGTAATGACCAAGCGATTGTTACTGGTCAAGTATTAGATGCACATGGTCGCACATATTTTGGTATGTCGCAACTAATGAATCTAATTAAGATGATGAAAGCCGGTGAACTATCTAATGAAGATGTTATCTACTTTGAAGATATGTTTCAGCCAGGCATTGAGTCATTACCCTATATTCTTAAACAAATAGACAGTGTTAATCGTCCTTGCATTTTTGTGCGCTGCCTTGCTCAGTCTATTGATCCTGATGATTTTGTTCATGTATGGGGCATGTCTAAGTTTATGGGACACTACGAAAAGATGGTGGACTCATTCGTAGATGGTGTACTTGCTACTAATGAAGAAATGGTAATGAACATGAAGATTGCAGGCTGGGAAGCCCCAATCTACAATATCAGTGGGTTAGCATTTGGTAAAGATGAAGTACGTAGTCGTGTAGGTGAACTAAAGCCATTTGACAAACGTACCAAGCGTATTGCATTCTCTGCACGATGGGATCAGGAGAAACAACCTGACTTCTATATGGATGTGATTGAAGAATTTCATAAGCGTTTTGAAGGTGTGGCAGAGTTTTGTGTATTCAGTGGCAGTAAACTAAAGAGTAACAACAGTAGCTATATGGAACGCACAGAGCAAATGCGTAGAGCAGGTAAACTTAAAGTGCATGAGGATTTAGAAAAAAATGATTATTATGCTTTACTTAACGATACTAGGATTGTGTTTAACTGTGCTTTACAAGACTGGGTTAGTAATACCGTCAGCGAAGCCGACACTCTGGGCTGTAACGTGTTATACCCTGCTTATCGTAGTTTCCCTGAAACTTTTGCAAATGATTACACAAGGCTATATACTCCCTGGAGTGTAGAAGATGCAACTATTAAGTTATTTAATATGCTACATACACCGAGTAAGAATCAAGGTGCAATTAGTGATTGGAATGATGGTACTATTGACCGTATCTGTGATATCATGGAAGGCAACGGTGAGCAATGGTTGCGTATGTCAACTGATTATCGTAAACACACACGTGAAAGTAAATATTAAGGAGTAAACATGGCAACTTGGAAATTATCAAACTACTATAAGAAAAGTGCGTATGAGAGACAATTCTGGCGTAAAGATGAGAAAGTCATTATACGTGAAGAAGGATATCGCTGGGGTACATTCTATGTTGAATGTGACGAGCGCCCATTAACCGATGAAGAACTGATTAATGAAGATGGCTATGAACTTGGCTATATTGATGATGATGTTTGTTGGGAAATGGAAGACATGATGGACGGCTGCTTTGCTGATACCGAGGCGGGTAGAAACTGTACCGAAGAAGATTTAGAAGAATTCAACGAAGCTTGGGATGAAAATTATTTTGAAGGTGTAGAAGAATTGGGTTGGTCTAATGATGATACTGAATTCTGGTTCCATGGTCCTCTTGAACTCACAAATGAAGATACCGGAGAAGTATTCAATGGTGAAAAAATCAAGGAAACTATGCCAGAGAAAGTAGTAGCTGAATCTAAGCCATTAAATCCAACAGCGGCATGGCCCTTTGGTGATGAAACAGTTGAGTATGTTGAAGTTGACCCAACAACATGGCCCTCTCCAAATGGTAATTTTGTAGAAACTGCTAAATGGCCCTTCGAAACAAACACTAAAGAGGAAGAATAATGGCTAAGAAAAAAGTAAAAATAGAACTATACGCAGAAGCACCCTATATGCAGGGCTATGCATCAGGATTAGCAAATGAAGAATTTTTTAACCCATATGCTGATGTAGAAAATGCAGAAGCAGACGCTGAGGACTACGAGCGTGGGTATGAGAATGCTAAAGAAATTTTAGTAACCGAATAATAAGCATAAATAAAGATGTAACACAAAGGTTACAAAATGTCAAAACAAAACACTCACAACGGAGGGTTATCAAATGAGTTACAATAAGACAAAAACAGATCCTGAATTAGGATTACAAGTACACGAACATCTAGTTAAAATGGGTGTTGAAACGCCAACAACTTATACAGGTCATATGTCCCGTGTAGGTAAGATTGAATTGATTGAAAGTCATTTCAAAGGTATCATGGAAATATTAGGTCTAGACTTAAGTGATGATAGCTTGATAGACACACCCAAACGTGTTGCTAAAATGTATGTCAATGAAATCTTTTGGGGACTTGATTATGAGGCGTTCCCTAAATGTACTACTGTTGACAACAAAATGAAGTACAATGAAATGGTATGTGAACGTAATGTTAACGTACAAAGCAATTGTGAACATCACTTTGTTGTTATTGATGGGCTTGCCACTGTAGCATATGTTCCTAAAGACAGAGTACTTGGCTTAAGCAAAATCAATCGCATTGTAGAATACTTTAGCAAACGACCACAAATCCAAGAACGATTAACCGAACAAATCTTTCACACACTACAATATATTTTGAATACAGAAGATGTTGCAGTTATGATTGACGCAAAACATTATTGTGTTGCTGCCAGGGGAGTCGAAGATACAGGTTCTAGCACAGTTACAAGTCGTTTAGGTGGTGGGTTCAAAAATGATCCAGCGGCACGTGCAGAGTTCTATCAAATTGCGAGACAAAAATGAACAAAGCATTTGATGACTTGATATACCAGTCAGGGTTGATAGCAGATGGTTGTTGGGAAGAGTTAGATACTTATACACAAGA